ATACGCATCAACGGTATCACTGTAACCGTCAGCGGAACTCAGATCTTGGGGACAGATAATTCTAGCGGTACTATCTACGATGTTAACGCAATTCCATTAGCCGTAGACAAAGACGCATAAATTAAAAAGAGGTTACAAATGTCATACACAGAACAACAGGCAGCAGACTACCTTACTGCAAAATCACAAAGAGCTTTTCGCTATGCCAAAGAAGCTGATCCCATGATGGCTAAAGTTTTGGCTGAAGAAATAGAAAAAAGCGTCTGGCTGGCTAAGAAAAATGAAATCAAGCAGAGCTTACCCTATCCTGAAGGTGTCGTAGGCTCTGAGATTGAACAGTATTGCACTGACAACGAGCTACTTTAAGGGAACAACTAATGGCTACTTTCACTTGGACTATCCCCACCTGCGAACACGTTATCGCTGATGGTGGTATTAACGTAGCGCACTGGCGCTGCAACGCAGAAGAAACTGTAGGTACTGGCGATGACGCTGTGACCTATACAGCATCTTCCTATGGCACCTGTGGCCTAACCTACGACGCATCTGCATCAGACTTTGTGGCCTACGACAGCGTCACACAGAGCGATGTAGAGGGCTGGATTTGGGCTAATGGTGTAGACAAAGATGCCACAGAAACAGCCTTGCAGGCGAACATAGACGCTCAGAAGAACCCTACTGAAGCCTCTGGTGTGCCCTGGTAATGGACGTTGGCTCTGTTGATAACACTTCTCAGGTGAGTTGGAAGCAGATTGCGGTGCAAAAGCAAGAGAGGCTCCGCACTGGGGCGGAAGGCCAGACAGTTAGAGAAGCGGTGGAGACCATCATTCCGACTATCTACACCAAAGAAGGCAGTAAGGTCGAGGCGCAACCACTTGCGCCTACTCGCAGAGTGAGTGTATTGGTATGAGTGACAAAGCTGAACAAGCACTGAACGAAGTAAACGCCCATGAGCGAGAGTGTGCGCTTCGCTACGAGCGGATCGAGGAACGCCTTGCAGAAGGTAGCGCCAAGTTCAAACACCTTGAGAATTTAATCTACGGCCTCTATGCGCTTATTCTGGCTGCGGCCCTTCCTCAATTCTTTATGGGGTGACCCCCAATGGTGATTGAGTCAATCGCAGCAGCCTCCGCAACCCTTTCGGCCATAAATGGCCTGATCTCTCAAGTCAACGAGACAGGTCAGGGTGTCCACCAAGTAATGGGCATGATCTCGGATTTTGGTGAGGGCATCACTGAGTTCGAGGCTAGGCGGCGTCAAAGCACATTTAAGCCGCTCACTCAGAATGAAATCTTGAAGCTTCAGATGCTAAAGCGCCAATATGACCGGCATTGGCAAAGCGTCCATGATTTACTCCTGGTGGCAGATCCCAAATTACTTGACGATTTCAAAGCCGCAAAAAAGCAGCAAGAGCTTGATAGGCAAGCGCACTTAAAGATGATTGCTCGCAAGAAAAAAGAACGACAACATCTCACGAACCAGATACTAGTGGGAGGCACAACGCTGATAATTGGCGGTGCAATTATTGCGATGGGTTTTGTAATCATTTTAAAGGTGTACAAATGAGCATCTTAGAAAAGATACTTTGGGGTGTTCTGATTAGTGCCGTCGCCGGGCCAACCTTTATATTCGCTTCTTATTACTTTTGGCAATGAATCATGGTGATGGCTTTTTTGTTGATAATGATGGTCGAAGGAGAGCGAGTTCCCGGAGACTTTTACTTCCGTAACGTCCATCGATGCAATCAGTTTGCCGTGTGGTTGGAAAAAGGTTCTATAAAGCCTATAGATAAAAGACGTATCAATACTCAAGAAAACATTTCAGCTTATTGCATACCCGTCAAGGTGCGACCAAACATCACTTTCTATGATTAGACATTGAGTTTACAATGTTGAAAAACCAAGGGATTCCAAAATGATAGAGATTGATGGCGTGAAGTACGAAGAAGCTGATTTAACTCAAGAAGGTGTTATCCGAGCGAAACGCATCGCCTTCCTCAAAGAGCGCAATGTGAACCTTGTTATTGAGCAGCAAGAAACAGACAACAACATTGCATTTCACGCCAAAATAATTAAAGAACAGCAAGAGAGCCTCAATCATAATCAGCCTCCTGAAGAAGAAGTTATTGAGGCCGAAACAGAGTGAACGCGAAGCGTCTTGAGGATGGTTCTGAGTACAGCACATATGACACCGACGGTGATGGCGTTGTAACGGATGACGAACTAGAGACCAGTCAGCAACTGCAGGAGCTACGGCTGCAGCAAGACAAAGCAAACGCGCAGCGCGGTATGGCATGGTTCGCGTTGTGGGGAATGCTACTGTATCCCACGTTGATCGTTGTATGTACGTTTGTTGGCCTCGACCAAGCCGCTGCTATCTTAGGTGACATTGCATCAGTGTATTTTGTGGCGATTGCAGGCTTGGTTGCTGCATTCTTTGGCGCTTCGGCCTGGGTAACAAGAGGTAATGGTAAATGAGCATAGTCGCACAACTGGTCGGGCCAGTTACTGGGTTACTCGACAAATTCATTGAGGACAAAGATCAGAAGAATCTCCTTGCCCATGAAATCAGCACGCTGGCCGACAAACAAGCCGCTGAGAACGCCCTTGCTCAAATCGAAGTCAATAAGATCGAAGCCAAAGGCAACTGGTTTCAAAGCTCCTGGCGGCCGTTAGTAGGCTGGGTTTGTGCGATAGCTTTTGCTTGGCACTTTGTTATTCAAAGCCTACTTGTTTTCGCTCTCACTTATGCTGGTGCAGAGGTGCCGAATCTCCCTGGGTTGGACATGTCATGATTACTCACTGTTTTTGGCGGTCTTTTAGGATTGGGCTCGCTACGCACATTTGAAAAAACAAAAGGCTTAAACAAGTAGAGGGTGACCTTTGTGGGTAAACTGATAGAGACATTGAAACGACACGAAGGCGTGAAGGCTTTCGCCTATCAGTGTACTGCCGACAAGACCACGATTGGTGTCGGCCGGTGCATTGACGAAGATGGCGGCATTGGCCTATCCGATGATGAGGTCGAATACCTTCTGATGAATGACATAGCTCGCTGCGATAAAGAGCTAGAAAACGCATATGATTGGTACAGAGACCTCAATAAGCCGCGCAGAGATGCGATGATAAACCTGTGCTTCAACCTCGGATTGACGCGGCTACGGGGATTTGTGAAGGCGCTAGAGGCTATGTCACGCGGCCAGTACGACCTAGCAGCCGATGAGTTTTTGGATTCCCGATGGTCTGATCAGGTCGGTGACAGAGCGGTTGAGGTGACTGAGTTGATCAGGCTTGGTGATTATCCAGAGGTTTTGGATTGAAACGTCTTCATCCGCACCTCTACGTCTAACAAGAACAGCCTCACATCTTCCTCTAACTGAGCGATGATATCTGCTTCGGGCTCATAACGCTGAATCCATATCTGATTTGCCGGTGGCAACCGGGGATCAAACATTACAAAGTCGCACCACTTTCGCTGAGTGCAAGCCAACTGCCAAGTCATCTGTGTGACGTAGTTCTTGGGTATCTGTCCCGACAGTACGGTCGATACCATGGTGGTGGTCTTCGGGCACTTTATTTCTATGAGCCCTTCATCACCGACTAGCCCGTCAGGTGAGGCGCTAGACCATTCGATCTTCGGATGCGGGATGCTTCCAACTTCTTCGACGGTAACATTATTCTCAAACTCATAAGCAGCGCGCGCGAGCGGTTCTTGCTCAATGCCCCACATCATGTCTGAACTGATGAAGTGATCCTGGGCTCTACCGATGAGTCGCTCAGTGATCAATTCATCCATGTAACGCTCACGCGATGCGCTCCAACCTGATTTAGTCTTCGCTATTGCGTCATGGCATCGACTTGCAGTACAGCACCCGTTACGCGCGTCGAACCATTCTGGTGTGCCCTGCTTCACTCGTTATCGTCCTTTTTATTCAGTTGCTTGGAGATGATACGCAGCGCCTCTTTTGCCGCCTCTTGCGACAGATCCTCTAATCTGTGGACTCCGTATCGTGACTTAATTCTATCTATGTCGATACTGGCTTCCTTTGCCTTTGATTCGATATCAGATATCAATGCTTGGTCAATCAGTGTTTCAGATGCTTGCACCTGTGCCATGTCCTCTGCACTCGCAAACGACTCGCCACCATAACCGCACATTGCTAAAGCGCGTCCTACCGCGCTGGTCTCGCAGTTCTCTACCGCGTTTGTTTTGTTGATTGGATTGCTACCAGGCTTTTCTTCTGCGTGACCTGTAGCTACGACGATGCCAGCCGGGTTTAGAATCATTGCTTTGACTCGAATCTTGTCAGGTATGTCTTGGCACTCTGTGACTACCGCCCACCCTTCTTTGATCGTGTGTTCCTTGCGAAACTCTGCCATGCGCTTAGGGACGGTTATGTAATCCTTACCGCGTATGTTTACTATTCCATCAGCCATCTTCTAACTCCCACATTTCTATAATAAAATCGTCGCACACCGTGCATTGCAAACAGGCATCCCATCCAGGCTGGAAGCGGTCGCCACGCTCTGCTTCGATGTAGGCGAACTCTGTTTCTTCCTCACACACCTTGCACTCGTAAATATCTGGGTGCATCAGTTGTCCTTGAGTTCTTTGATGCGAAAAAATCCATCGTGCCGCTTGAACTCGGTCATAAATAATCGAGCGTAATACGGCGTGTAATTGTTGGAGATCTTGAAGGGCTCTCCGGCAGTCTCCACGTCTGAGTGCCATCGAATGCGCTCGAACACGCCCTTCGCAGAATAGTGTTTATGTCCTGCTCTGATTAGCTGAAAGGTGTATCTCTTGAACAGTTCATACACCTCTGGGTTCTGTTTGTGGTAACACCACCATTTGCGTTTAATAGTATTCATATGAACGACCTTTTTTTGCGGCGACACGTTATGCATGTACCAAAGCTCCAATAAATTGTGAATAGTTTGGATAAGACGAGAGTTCTTGAGTGAAGGCGGTATCGTCGCAACTCGTATATTGATGCATGCGTCTGTAGGCTAACTGCTTCAAGTCATCTGATATGTCGTATTTTTCACGTTTGACGGCACATCTCAGAACGTCTTGATCTATTCCGAAAAAATTGTACCCACCATGATATTTTGTTTCTGCGGATCGCCACTTACCAGCATGACCTTTGTCTGCGGGTTTGTTTAATGGGTGTATCCTGTAACCGTATGGTGGTGGCTTTTCATATTCCGCTAAGTATTTGAGACCTTCTGAGGGTTTAAATGCCCATTGAAGCACCCTTTTTACGACACTTATTGTGTCTTCAATGTTTTTTTGATGTTGCTCTATGATTTGCCAATAGTGGGTGTAATCGCTTGGTTGAGGCGCGCGACCTAAACTATCTAAGTAAGATTTGGGAATACGGTTGTTTCGCACTTTTTCTTGCGACGTTTTCAAAATCTCCTGCAAATCCAATATAAACAGACTGTTCGCTCCATCGTGAAGTTCAATAGGCAAAAGTCCCGATCCAGGGCACCAATTCTTGTAGTCAAAACCCTTTTCCTGCCAAACAGCGGCGTCAGAGTATGAAACAAGCATTTCTTTTGAGTGTGCATGTCTGGGGATTGCGAAATCCTGATTAAGCCATTTGTTAGCATGGGGTATTGCTACATATCGACTTCGCTGTAAATCAAATTCCCCGCCGCATATCTGGCAATGCCCTCTAAATGCGCTGCCTGGAAAAATGGTAGCCAAAGCGTTGTCCTTGGTTGACGTTGTTAATTAAGATACACGAACAGGTTGACCATGCAAACCTCTTTTGCTACTTTCTGTTGATGGAAGACAAACTGTGGCGAGAATTCAAAGTGAAGCTGGCGATGAGAGATGCGTCGATGGCAGAGCTTGCGCGTGCGTTAGGTATATCTCGCGCGGCCGTATGCAAGTGGCAGCACACTGAGTTTCCGAAAGAAAGGCTTGCAGAGATAGAAGAGTTTTTGGAAGATGATCAGAACATTAGATCTCTCCAGTGACGATGTTTGCAGTGCGAGGTTCGTATCCTTTTCCTCAATCTGCAAGTGACCCCTTAGAGTCCACGATCTCTGAGTTTTCACCCTGCGCCGCCCAGGTGGTCACACAGGCGGCTTGAATCAGACCCGAGAGCCTACACACTCTCTCCTGCCTTTACCCATGAAGGTGGTCGAACATGGGACCTTAAAGCGGGTGTGATGCTAAACGATGGCCCAGAGCGTTTAGAGACTGCGAGACACGGCAGCGAGCACCACCGACAGTCGCCCTGATCGACTAGGTATGAGGGACAGCCACTTAGCTGGAACCTAAAACGCAAGTCAGGGGTTTAGTGCTATTGCCCGGCGCAGGACGGTGTGTGCCTTCCGGGTAGCTCTGAAGTGAAGAATTTGCTTGTGTTGAGAATCACTAGTGATGTGGTTCTTAACATTTTCAATATATACCCGCGCGCGCGGGCTACAGTGAACGAATAGAAAGATAAGGAGCTAACGCTATGAATCATGTCACGCTAATCGGCAATCTCGGTAGAAAGCCAGAATCCAAACAAACTAAAACCGGCAAGGTTGTCGTCAACTGCTCACTTGCAACAAGAGAGCGCAAAGATGATGTTTGCTGGCATAACATCTCTGCTTTCGACAAAACCGCTGAGATCCTGCAGAACTACTGTGAAAAGGGTACGAAGGTTGCCATCGAAGGACGCATCTCAAATCGATCTTATGAATCAAAAGGCGAGAAGCGCACTTGGTCAGAGGTAATTGCCAACAGAGTGGAACTGCTTGAACGTCGGTCGGATGGGCCAGGCAGTGTGCTTCCAGCCAACTTTGAGAACAAACAAGACGACTACGAAGACGACATCCCCTTTTAAGGAGTGATCATGGATATCGATACCTTTGATCGCTGCTTCAAACAATGGCTTGCGTACAAACCTAACAAGAAAAAGGACTGGCCGCAGATCCGAGACATTTACCACCAGGAGCTTGGGAAGCACACGGAAGTGCAACTCAAAGAAGCTCTTGGTCGGCTGCTCACGAAGAATAACTACTTTCCTGACATTGCTGAAATAACCAATGAACTGCGTAGTGCTTACAAGTCTAAGCCAGACCAGCAAGGTAGCAGCGCGCGTAAAACTGAGAAGATCAACGAGAATGTTTTGCTTGCAGACAGGCTGCTAGATTATAAACTCGGTCTAGGCAAGATGCCGGAAGACGCTCCGTTTTGGATGGATGATTTCGTTACAGAAGCCATCAAACGATTCCACGGCGGCGAAAGAGAAAATTACATGAGGGGCACGTTAGGGAAGTGGATCGTGGACGAGACCGCGAGGACGCTAACCACATGAACAACAATGAGTTGGATTGCCAAACCAAAGACCATTCAAAAAGCCATATGCCGCACGCAAAACGAGATGCGGAATATAGATCAGACCTGGGGTGGTCGCGGCCCAAGCCGATTAGCTCGTATGGGTTTAGAACTGACCGATCAAGAAGAACGCATCAACGCGCAGCGCAGGCTGAAAGACCTGCATGGCGTACTGGCCAAATCGAAGATGATCTATCGTGACTAGGGCACTCAGAGTCACTATGCCAACTAAGCGTAAACAAACAAAGAAAACGGTGCGCGCTCGCGCTTGGCGCTTATGTAGTGAATACATCAGACGCAAGCACGCTGACGAACAGGGAATGGTTCAATGCACAACGTGCTCTGCGAAGCGGCACTGGCGTGACATGCATGCTGGGCACTTCATACCCAAGACCTTTGATGCCGTCTATTTCGTAGAAGAGAATCTGTGGCCTCAGTGCCCTGGCTGTAATACGTTTCGTCATGGCGCGCTGATGGAGTACACACTCCACATGATCGACACTTATGGCCGTGAAGGAGTGGAATGGCTGCAAGGGCTCGCACGCGATAGCAAACCACTGAAGGTTGATGAAATTCTACAGATTGAAGAAGACTTTAAGGAGAAAGTGCATGCGCTTGGGGAGAAAGCATTTTGAGTCAGACTACGAGTTTCTTCAATACTGTGCTGCTAGGGACATATGGGGCAGATTGGATCACAAAACACCTAGTCGGAAACGAACCTGGAGACAGTGGTTTGAAGGAAAATTTGGTCGCGATTACGAAGAATACGTTAGATCAACCCAAGCTACGGCCGATAGATTATCTACCAGACACGGAAACAGTTCGCAGAATGCAAGCGATAGAGGAGTTCGATGAATGGGTAAGCATGCAGCAAGGACTAGACTTGAGCGTGGAGATGGTGCCAGAGAAGATAACGTCGATACTGGGCGAGGACGGGACTTCACTCCTCATAGATCTAATCGTTTCAAAATAGACTGTGTCACCTGTGGATACTCTTATGAAACGCAGATGCTTAAGGCTACATGCCCTGGTTGTTCTGGTCGCGTGCTGATTGTGACTGACTTGTCGAGGCTATTCCACGATGGTTGATAAGACGCTTGTAGAGTTTGATGTCGCCAAGGCAGTCAGCTACTTCCATGATCTTGATGTTAATCAGGTGCCCTTCGCCGCTGCACAGACATTGAACCGAGTCGCTTTCCAGATTGCTGTAGGTGAGGGCGGTCGAGGTTTGCTGCGTCGAGAGATTGATAAACACCTGATCGGCGGTGCCGAGAAATTCACGAAGCAAGGCTTTCAATACATGAAGGCGTCGAAGCGCAAACTGATAGCCCATGTAATCG